CATATTTAGTAAAACCTTCAGCAAGAAGTTGTATTTCTTTTAATGCTTTATTGGTTTCATCTGCAGTAGTAAAAATATCTCCATAAACACGTTTAAATTTAATGGCTTGCGCTTCAAGATCCATAAATGTTTTTGATGCTACAGTTCCAAAATATGCAAGTGGTATTGTAAAACCTACCATCAATTGACGACCAGCCCACTGAGTATTTTTACCAAAATTTAAAAGATTTGTCGATCCTTGTTTTAGTAATTGATTAAATAGTGCCTGTTTTTGTGCTGCTAATGCTGTTTTGGTTGCATAGTCACTCATGTCCAATGTTCTTGGAGTAATTGACATTGCTTTAATTGCTCCAGATGCGTCACGACCCATTTTGATATATTGAGTCTGCATCTTCTTAACACGTTCTTCTGCTACCTTGCCAATAGTATTAAATTCTTCTTTAAATAATTTTCCAAATGTTCTTGTAGATCCTCCTGCATAACGGAAATACTCACGCATTGAAAGTTTGTTCTTTTCAAGTGAGTGAGTAAATGATTCTGTCGAACTTCTTACTAGTCCCATTTGGGCAGTAAATTTGCCCGTAGCATTGATTGAATTTAAAAGATTAGTGGATAGATTTTTTTGCGCTGCAATTGAGGCTGCGCTACCTTTTGATAGAGATGAATGAAAGGCTGCTAGTTGCCTTTGTAAACTTTTTAGTTCTGCTAAAGCGGCTGACGAATCAATTTGAACGCCAATTCTAGCGTTTACATCAGCCATTCATTTGCACCCCGTTTATTTTTAGTTATTGGCGAGTACTGTATTTAACAAGGCATTTGCGTCTGCCAATTTAATTCCAGATGCTGCTTCAATAATTTTATAAGTAGTTGGAAGGTCTAAAATTTCTTCTAACTTTTCGATGTCTTTTGATAACTCTGGACTAAACTGCTCCATTGCAATCTGAGCACACTCTACTAACAATGTCATAGACTTATCATTATCTTCTGCTACTGCTGCAACCTGCTCAAATTTTTTCATAAATGGTCTTAGTAACGATAGTTTTAATGGTCTAACATTAATTTTTGTTCCATCCATTAATACAAGTTCTGTTCCATCTGTTTTTGTTGTTGGCATATATTCCCTTTCCTAGGTAGATTTGAATTAATTATATCACAAAACCAGCGTATTTTTATTCAATTTTTTCATAATCCAAACCCAGACCTATCCCAAACCCTGCCCTCTTGGCTTTGTCGCCTTTATAGGTAAGAATGTCATTGTCTGGTCTTCCGCCATTAAATACTTTATTTTTTAACTTGGTCCATGGATCTTCTTCTTGCGACTTATTCTTATCTAAATCAATGCCTTGGATAGCAGCAAGAAATTTTTTTTCTTCGTTATCAACTTCTCTTTTTGATTTAAGAATAGCCATTAATTCTGGCATGGATATAGAGGTTTCTAGTTCATTGTAGTCTTTCCATATTCCCAGCAAAAATGCTTCTGATTCTAATTTTACTAAATCTAGATCTGCCCAAACCGATTTATCCTCTGTGACGTTTTTTGCTACAGAGTCTTTTGAGTCTTTATTAACTTTAATGCCTGCTGCTACATCCAATATTTCAAATATTGTTGGCATGTCAAAATTATCTTCTACATCTTTTTTATTTTTAGACCATTCTGGATGAAACTGTTTCATACATATTCTAATGCACTCAATTAAAACATCTGTGGCTTCATCATCGCCATTAGTGTCTTTGACTAATTTAAAAATGTCCATAAACTCCCTTAAATATTTAATTTTTAAAGGACTAATTTCTATTTCAAAACTATCAACAGAGTATACGTTTTTAATATCATAAACAGTGTTTGCCATAATTCTATTATATCAAAAAAAAGACCCACCAGTTTGACTAGTGGGCCCTTCCTTTCTTTATTAAGTTTTTTATGAACCTTGAATTGTACGGTCAATAATTTTTCCGTATGATCCAGAAGTATCTTCTGGTAGAAGACGGAATGTAACATCAAACATTGTTGCTGTATCACGCTTTGCTGACACTGTAACATTTTCAATAGAAAGTGCACGGTATGCAACATAAACACGCTCAATAACGTCTGAATCTTCGCAATCTCCAGTTCCTGGTCCTACTGCAATTAATGCACGTTCAACTGGACATTCTCCAATATCGCCTGACGCAAGATTAAGAACGCGACCTGCTGATGTGCTTTTTGTTCCTGAAAGATCGTCGGCTTGACCTGCAATTGAAAATAATAAATTTTCTAGTGTTGCTTCTGCAAACGAAGTAGCAAGAGTTACTTGCATACCCTGCTTGTAAAGTTTTGCAACGTCAAGAATTTGATCTACTTGAACCTCGCCGAAATCAGGTTGAAATGTGATTTCGATACCATTACTTGTGTATCCTACGTTTTCAATTCCACCAGCAATATTTGCTGAGTTGGACAAAGTCTCTTTGTAAGACTGTGTTGTTACAAACGCAGGCACTGTACCTGGTGTTAATGTACTGTCTGCTGTAAACAGTGCAGCAGCGCCAACGATAATATCGCTAGATGTACCTCTTGTATATGCCATTTATTCACCTCGTTTTGGTTAGTATATGGACGATTTGTTTCCTCAGAACAATTATACAGCCTTTATATTATGATTCTTCCTGTGGCCACTTTGGATGTAACGGTCTATCAAACTCAAGAAATTCTGGGTTGTCCTTAAAATGATAATCGTATTCTACTATATACTTATGAATACTTCCTCTTCTGTATTCGTCTAATTCTACTAAATCTTGGGATTCGTCTGCTTGAAAAACCCTAATTCCTCTAAAAAATACCTTCATTGGGAATTCCTTTGCAATAAGATCTTCCCTATTATCATGCATCCATTTATTTAAATCTTGCCCAGAGTAGTCTTCTCGATCTAGTACTCCCAACATTACGTTTCCAATGTTGGTGCAATTAGCAATAGATCCATACACTGTGTATAAAACTTGTTCTCTTTTGCCCACTGGGAAGGCGCTAGATCTCAAACGAATCATGCGATCATAAAATATAACAGCAGGAAGCGCTCCGTCTTCTGAAGTTTGTAAACTATCATATATTTCTGAAATATTAACTGCTTGCCCTGCTGGTAAAAACGGAATATAAGATGTGATGCTTGGGTTTGTTGCCATATTTATATCTTCATATTTACTAAGTTCAGAATATAAATACTCATTAATGTACCTTATTGGAAAATCAAATGTTGCTGCTGCGGTTGCCATAATTCTATTCTACCTCAATTTTTGCATCGACCATCCATTTAAAACCAGTGGCTTTACCTACTGATCTACCACCTTTAACCCCTGCTGCAAAGTTCTTTTTATATATTTTTGGATTATTTAAATACTCATACAATCCTGTTGATGTTAAAAATGACTGAGCAAAATATACGTTCATAAAAGTATCAAATACTTTCTCATAGGATCCTTTAACTTCTCTACCCCCAGGAAAATCATTAACTATTGTTTTTGTAGTAAAAACCTCAGTCCCATTATCCATGAACACTAAAGCATTGTTTCCTTTTGGCCTTATAACAACTGGTACGCCCTCTTCCATAATTTTTGCTTTACTATAAAAAGGCTCATAAGATCCAGACTGTATTGATTGTGACTGCTTGAATTTAGAGTTAATCGATATTCCCAAACTTGTTACTCTGTATTCAACATCAAATAATCTTTGCCCTCTGTTTCCAACTTGATACCATTCATAAACGTGATGCAATGCTGCAGGATTGCTTCTTGCTATAGCATCTATATATAATTTTAACGCTTCAACTGTTCCTCTTGCAAGATTATCTAAAAATATTTTTTTTCCAGACTCAGCACCTTCTAAAAAACCAAAAGAATAATCTACCATATTGTCTAACTGTTTTTGAAAAAGTTTGGTGTTTAACTTAACTAACATTAGTCTACCGACGCTTGACTATCAGTACGTCTCCAAACCATTCTGTATGAATCAATCCTTCCAAATGGACCAACAAATGGATTTATTGTTGCAATTTCGTATATTGTTCCTTTCCCGGAACGAATGCCAGAGGTTTCTTTATATATTGAGTTTCCAACGTCATCTCTTATATTTGTAATTAAAATATCTGTTATGGCATAACTTTTGCCAAGAGAAGATACTCTTAGGTCAGTTAATGATCTTGCGCTTAGTTTATTGCTTAGTGTTGAAATCATCTTGGGGTCTAACTCTTCAACGTTTTTCCTAGAGGATGGGGTGGCGTTACAGGCAATTGTTCTGTCAATTACCCATTGTTTTTTTATTTCACCGTAGCCACCTTGAGAGGCTATTGCATAGTAAACATCTGCACACATGGGATGAATAAAGTCATTTAACTCGCATAACATTAAATCACACCTGGCCTAACAAGGTTGTTTCTGTATTTGTCTAAAATTTTATCAACTATCATGTTTCCTGTTCCATTCAAAACAGTTTTATCAAACTGAATTTTATACTGATCAGTATTGTAAGATGTTACATATCGTTTGTAATAGTCTAACTTTCCGCACTTTAAATCTTCAATCAATAACTTTGTTGCATATTCAATATCAACAGGAATTGTTTTATATCCTGCGTCTAGTAGAAAAATATAATCATATCCTCTTGGAAAATCAACAACTCTTCCAGTTCCTACGGATCCTAAATCTCCAGCAGATGCGGGAAGTATAATTGAACCTTGCTCAACTCGGTTGTATGTGGATTCAGAAACACGTTGAATTGCAGAGTTGTCTCCAGTAATATTAAATGCATAAAAATTGTCATCTGGAGTTTCAAAATCAAAAATTAAAATATTGTTTTCATACACCTTTAAAACTTTATTAAATTTTTTCCAAACATTAAAATAGTCTGATCCTTGACCAACGCCTTGGACTATCATTTTTGAATTATAAAAACCATCCTGAATTATAGTATCTATTATTGATCTAGCAACCATTTCTAGTTGTGTATACTCTATAATTTCTGAAGCCGTAGATCCCAAACTATTTGGGTTAACATACGGTCTTACAAAATCAATTACATCTTCTACAACTATATTTTCATCTTCGTCTAAAATTTGAAATAAAAATTTCCTGTCTAGCAATAAATCAGATTGACTAAAGTTGTAAGTAACTTTAGAGTTTACTGTTGATACAACGTTAGAGGATACCATTTCATGATCTACTAAATCTTCAACGTATATTGTATAGTCAGCATTATTGTCTGGTACTTCCCAAGTAGTTGATTTGGGGTATGTGGGCACTCTTAATATATCCATATTATAATCCGTATTCCTTCGCTACTTCTTCGGGGTCGGCAAGCCTAATTCCTGATTTAGTTAGCCATTTTTCTAAATTCCTTTTTTCTATAATGTTATAACCTTTTAATACTTTTCCTAAACTTGAAGAGTATAAATTTTTAATTGAGTGTATGGCTACCAACTCTTTTACCTTAACTGCTTTAATTTCTTTGGTTTGGGCAGGCAAACTATCTACAGATACTCCCAAAATATTATTTTCAATTAAATCGATTTTTTGTTTTTCTGTTGACATTTTTCTCCCTCAATTGTATTATATCATTATAAATTAAAATGGGGATAAGAGATTTAACTCTTACCCCCAAAATAAAAACTGTTTACAGATTATGAATCTGAAGCAGCGTCAGCATATGCAATTGCATCTTGCTCTTCCCATTGCAGACCGAAACGAACGAATACTGTGTATTCGATTGTATCTTTCTTTGCTTGGTATTGACGATTTACGGTAATGTCTCTTTGGAAACCCCATACACGGTTAGCAGGGAATGTTAAATCAACATATCCTGCTGGGTAGTAAGGAACTTCTTGAACTTCAATACCTAGAACACGAGTTGTACGTGCTCCGCCAAAAGTTTGTCCTAGACCGTCTAAGTAATTCTGACGGTTTGCTTGTGTACTTCCTGGAACTTGTCCAGCAAATGCTTCTGCAACTGCATCTGCGAGGGTACCGTTATTTTTAACAATTCCTCCAAATACATCTGTTCCTGCATAGAACTTAAGGTTGTTCTTAAGTGCACGATATTTACGTGGCATTGCATTAATGATGTTTTGCATCACAGATGGTGTCCAAGCGTTATCTGATACAGTTACTTCTGACTCATGGGCATCCCCATCGGTCTTTACCTTATTAACAAATCCTTCCATAATTGAAAGGAATGCATTTGATCCTGCACCTGTACCATTAATAGCAAGGTCTTCGATATCATTACCGAAAGCATTTGTCATTAATCGAACGATGTGATCTTCTAGCGCTGCACCTTCGATGTTATCTTCTAGTGCTTCTGCAGAAACTTCCCAATCTAGACGAATCTTCTTGGTTGTAAGTTCTACTTTGCTAAATGTTGCTCCAGCATTGGTGTATTCACCAACTGCCTGTGAAGCAGCACGAATTACACGCTCACCAACGTTAACTTTTTCAAGTTCCATTGTATTAGCACGCATTGTAACGCGACGGCC